AATGGGGATATTAACTTGCAGGGTGGTAGCGGAACTGGTGGCAATTATTATAATTATGCTGTAGGTTCTTCAGGTGGTGCTTCATATTGGGGTGGTGGCTCTAAATCCAGGTTTGATACAGCAAGTGTCAATGTGAGAGCCCCCGGTGGTGGTGGTGGTACTCACTGGAATACAGGAGGTGCATACAGTGGTGGTGAGAATGGTATTGTAGTTATATATAAATATTCTTAACAATGAATGCTTTAACTTTTAATAATGTTGTTGTGCAGGTTTCCGAAAATACTTTCGAAGTAGCCCCCGGGTTAGTGTGGCATGTTTGCGGTGAGGATGTACAACCAGGATGGATAAAAGATGAAAATAATATCTTTGCTCCGTTCCAAATAATTTTGAATTGGGATCAAATTAGATCACAGAGGAATGGCTTACTGGTAGAAACTGATTGGGTTGCAATTAAGCATCAAGAACAAGGATCAGCCATACCTGCAGAATGGTCTAACTACAGACAGGCTTTAAGAGATATTACATCTAATTTTTCCACACCAGATAGTGTTGTGTGGCCGGTTAAACCTTCTTAACAATTAAACTGCAGGAGGTGGAGGCATGCCACCAGGAGCTGCAGCTTCAGCACCAGCAGGCGGTACTTCAGGGGCTACCTCACCGCCAGCGGCTGGTGCTGGTCCAAAAGGTGGAGGAACTGCTGATCCGCCTCCGCCACCACCACCCATGGGCATTTCACCACCTGGAGCAGCTGGGGCACCAGCCTGCACATTCTCTCTCCAATTAGGACCGCCTGCCTTGATCTGTTCCAATTCCCACAAGAATCCAATATCTTTACGCATGAACTCTCTGTTGGCCATTAATTCAAGATCATTCCAGCCCATGTATTTCTTCAATGCATAGCTCTTGCTAACAGCGTCAGACTGTGTGATGTTATTAAATGATGTGGTTTTTAATTCTTGTTTTTGTGCTTCTCTCATCTCAAAGAAGTTAACTGGGACATTAAATTCTAAATGTATGTTGTTTTCTTTTAAATCAAATTTGTCCCATAGATTACGAAGCTTAAGATGTGTGATAAATCCATTTTTTAGACCTTCCGCAAAATGTTGCTGCATACGAACCACAAATTTAGCAAATTTTAGTTCTTCCCGCAAGATGTTCATATCATCTTTGTAAGCATCATCCACATTGAGCCTTGAAACTGGCACTTTGAGACTCTTATATAGTTTCTTCAAGAAATAGTCTAAGTCCTCTAATTTTCCTAAATTTTCTCCACCAGCCAGTCTGTCAATGCGTGTACCTTCTGATCCTTGTCTTTTGGCAAACCAGAAATTATCAAGAATGCTTTGAGGGTTAAATTTCTTTACCGCTCCTGCTCCTTGTGTATTATCATACGTTTTTGAAGACCAATACTGATTCATTAGTTTCTTGAGATAAGCTTCAGCTTTTGGTGGTGGCATGTTACCCACATCCACATTAAAAACTAATCTTTCTGGGGCACGTGCCAATCTGTATATTACCACAGCATCTTCAATGAGGCTTAATTGTCTGTATGCACGACGAGCATTTTCTATGAAAGGTAATCTAATTGTTTTGTTCTCGTTCCATATGCCAGAGTTGATGTATGTAACTTGGTTCTTATCCATGGGTATTAGTTCATAGTCTTGAATCTTTGTTGGGTTGTTCTTATCAAATACAGGTTTCCTTAGAAGAAAACCTTTAATCATGAGATTCTGAACATTGCCAAAAATTGGATCAATAAACTCTGTTGGCACAGTTACAACACCAAGTATGCCTTCATCCTCATATTGCTTGTGTATAATGTGTTCAAAATACAATTCACCATCTACTAATAGTTGTCTGAAGTATTCCCAACCGCGATTAGATAAATCAAAATAACTTACATATTTTTGAAATTCTTTCTCAAGTGTTTCTCTGTCTTCATCTTCTGCATCAAGATCAGGCAACTCAAGTTTAATAACTTTACCGTCTTTATCTTTATTGATTGTTTCATCACAAATTTCATCTAATGCATCAGCAACTTCAGAAAATGCTGCCATTACCCTGTAATCACGCAATCTGGAAATTTTATCATGCTGTATGTTGGCATACATGTATTGTGTAAAATTGTTATCCAGACCAACAATGCCAGCTGGATCAATGCTATTATACTCAGTGCTTGAGCTGATACTTTGACGGGCTAATGCCTCTGTGCGCTTACTGCCTGTATCTTGAAACGTTCTGTACTTTGGATTTAATTTGTTTAATGTATCTACAACAGTATAACTCTGGTAAGGAAGCCTAGAATTGATATAATTCATTAAGCTTCGTCCAAACGTTGCCTCCCTGCCTGTATCAGAATTGCCGTATTCAGCCATATTACTCGTTTATTTATAGAAAAAAATATAGATTCAATTAAAATTTAACAGTTGATTTTTATTAAATTTTGATTATAATAGATTGTGGGTATAAAGGAAGGAATCCATAACGACGGATAATAGAATATGCACGGAGAAATTTTTTTGATTGCAACTCAGAATTGCGTATCACCATCTAATGACTTTTGTTTTTACATAGGATTAGATGATCATCAATTAACTAATACCTTGACAACTTGCATGCGCGCAAGTTTGCAAATTTATGCGCATTAATTTTAGATACACTTTAATAGACATAATTCACCCCAAGCTGTTGCTTCACCGTAAAACAGAGGAAGGTTTTGAATGCGGGCCTTTCTTATCCAAACTCAGTACAGGCATTTATTTTTGCAAATATGGTTATGGTTACACTTTTCAAATATCTTTTTTAGGTTTTGGCTTGAACATTAATCGTTTTAACATATAATCATGCATTATGATCATTGAAGACATCAAAGTTTATGATGGAGTAGTGCTACATCACCGATTTGCATACAAATATTTTCGAAAGAAGTGTCTACCAATTGGCAACATCATTGCTTTCAGAGCACCTGCACAAGTTGAAACTGAAGGATTGATTGATCAAGAAGATGCTCTGAGCCAAGATTTCATATACAGTGAAGACATGATACATTTTCTGTATGAATTGCCACTCATTACAGAGAGTTTTGGCGCCATCTGTTATCAACGCCTGTTTAACACCATGGTGGCAAACATACTGAGCACAAAATATCTCAAGGCACCTATTGAAGTGGATGGTGATGACTTGATGGTGCACAAAGAATTCACCCAAGGTGGTGTGACACAACCCAAAGGCAAATGCAGCGTGAGTATTGTGCATGTTAAAGATGCAGCTGCATTAGGGCATACTGGTATTAATATCACTGCTGGTAAGAAGGCACCAGCTTTTGCATACAGTACAAATCTCAATGATATTGATGTGCGCAATTTCATGGCAGATGTGATCAATTCTTTCTATCAAATCAATGATGACATCTTCATTGCTTCCACAAAAATTATTTCTCATTGAACTTATTTGACATATTGGATGGCATTTGCTTCAGCAAGAAGAAAAACTTGCCAGTGAATGTTGAAGATGATAAAGCCTTTCAGCCTTACATTGTTAATAGGTGGCTATCCATGCTGGATCCAAGTGCGGCTAAAATTGTAAATGCCACAGTGAACAGATATGGTCATAATTTTAGCAATGAAGAGCTTTACAAAATGTTGGTGGAGGTTTTGCCAAGATACAAGCGTCAAAAAATTAATTACATCAAGAAACCTTCTAAAGATGTGTCATAACTTGATTTCTAGTTGATAACTGTTAAGTTAACTTATGGCAGCCAACATAGATAGTCTTGCAACACAAAAGAGCCTCATTGATTTATCTTCCAACTCCAGAAACTCCTTGAACAGTGTTTTTGTTGGATATAATTTAGAATCCTTGCTGGATGATATTATTCTAGTAGAGTTTGTGGATGAAGGTGGCACCAGTAACACCATTGTTCGAAATGGCATTGTAGTGCCTGTGAATGCAGACACTAGTGCATGGCGCATAGGCAAAGTAATACTGTGTGGTTCAAGTTGTCACAAAGTTAAAAATGGTGATCATATTTGCTTCCCCAATAACATGGGAGTGCCAATTGCTAACATTGATGTAGTTAACTATGGGCGTGTGAGCCATGGCATTTTCTTAAACGAACAAAGAATATTCGGCGTGGTTAAACCGAGAGAGGACAATGTTAATATCCCTGACAAGCCTAAGGCCAATTCTACAAAACGCCGCATGTGAAATAAAATTTGCCAGGCGCAGACCCAGACCAGGCAAATCAGCTTTCCGGAGAATGTTGTGTACTAATGCAAATACCATACTCAATTCTATTGATGGTCGCATCACTCTCAATTATAAACCTGCAACCAGATCACCCAAGTATGACCCTGTGCAGAAAAATTTAATAATAACATGGGATATTTTTATGCAAGATTATAGATGCATTAGCATGGATAGCTGTGATTTAATAACAACCATACCTGCAGGTGAGGCATTTTGGAAATATTTTAAAGAAAACTTAATGAGGATGTCGACCTCTCAAAAGGTAATGTACATGGATTCATGATTGCAGAGAAATTAGAACAAAACATAAATCGATTTCTACAACAAAAAGTTGATTTTGTAGTGAATGGTAAGAGTGTTAAAACAGGCAAGCTAATTTTATTTTGTGTAAAAGATTTTTATCTTGTGTTTACCCTGGTAGTGCAGCATTCAAAAAAAGTTTTTGAAATACCTTATCCTTACAGTTATAACATTAATGATAACAAAATTATTTTAAATTATACTCTTGAAACATTTTGTCATAATAACATAGATATTAAAAATTATGCCAAATTAATGATACCAAAAAAGCCAAATAAATTTCACAACACACATGCAGAAATAATAATAGTAGAAAATTCATAACAGCTATTAAATAGAATATGCAAATTGTTTGTGAAGTCACATTGGATGTCAAGAAAGCATCTAATAAAGTGTATTTTGATAAGAAACTAAAACAATTTTCGAATCTTGTTAAGAAGAGCGGCATTACAGAGGAACTCAAACTTCGCCGCACTTTCATGAAACCTTCAATGAGACGCAAGCTGTCCAAACAGATTTCTGCACAAAAGTGGAAGTATTATTAATAGATTTTGTATTAAATAATACAGATTGAAACAATACACATATTACTTTGAGGTCAAAGACCTTATATTGCAATTTCTTGCTGCATTTGACAATGTAGTAATTAAACGGTACAATAAAAATCGTGTTGCTGAGGCCACACAACAAGTAAGGTATGTGTATGCTCCCAAGCAAAGGGTGTTGTTTGACCTGGTAAATCCTGCTCAAAACATTACTTTGCCTTGCATCAGCATAACCATTGGAAGCATTCAAAGAGATAATAACAGAGTGTTTAATAAAAATGCAGGGTTTTATGCTTATGGTTCACCTATTGAAAATCAGCCTTCTTATCAATCCTTTTACTACAAAACACCTGTGCCAGTAAACATTGATGTCAATATGAGCATTATTGCTCGTTATCAATCTGACATGGATCAAATACTTTCTAATTTTGTACCTTTCAACAATCCTTACATCATATTGAGTTGGACAGTTCCAAAAGCGTTCAGTTTAAATTATACACAAGAAATCAGAACAGAAGTACTTTGGAATGGTACAATTAATCTGGAATATCCAACTGATATCAATGGTCAACAAAAAGCTCAGATAATTGCAAACACAGGATTCACAATCAAAGGGTGGTTGTTCCCTGATCCACAAGATCCTGTCAAGAACATCTTTAGAATTGATGTGAGCATGACTGCTGTGAGTGGTGGCACAGATTTAGAGTATGGCAGTTATACCAATCTGCTCTCACAGGTTATCACAGAACAAGAAGCACTCAGTACATTTCATAACACAGAATCGTTTTCTGTTTCTGGCAGACCTATTATCACCGGGGTACGACTTCTTTCATGAGCAAACAAGCACCATCTTTTAGATTCAAGGTGGGCAGCTCACATACGCTTTATCTTGAGGGCAATATGTTTGATTTTAGTACTGGAAACGGACTTTATTTGAGTTCCAACAAATTTAACGGTACAGAAGAATATTATGATTTTTATTCAAAAA